TTTATTAAATAATAAAATAGATTTGTTTATTCCGTTCAGTTAATATACAATTATTTAATGAAAATATATCAATTAGAATGATGGATGTTTTGTATCTATATGTAATTTAAATAATCCCTTTGAAAAATTACCAAAATCACACGCTTCACAATAATATTTAAACTCTTTTTTTCTTTCTTCCTTATTTGCGTGATTATTCAAATAATGAAGTTTCATATTTGTTGTTCGTGTTGTCGTGTAATTACACATTTTACATTTTGGTTCAAAAACCTTATCGCTTCTTGTTTTTCTTTTACCATTATTTTTATGTTTTTCACATTCCAAATGTTGCTTCCAGTGTGCAGGATATATACATTTATAATTACAGCATTCACAATAATATTTTATTTCAGTTTCATTTGAAATTTCCATTTTCAATATAATTACTATAATATTTTATATTTAAATTATTTGCGTTAAAATAACTTAAAAAGAAATAATATAATAGTATATAAAATGAAAAAGAAAAAACTCAAGGAAGTTTTCCAAGAGTTTAGGAATAATGATAAATCCGCTTACAAGACTTTCAAAATCCCTTTGAAATCTATTCTGGTAAATCGTGATTTAATCCAACCTGTAATTAGTCATTTAGTTTTTGAAATGAATGATTTGGTTATTCATACTTATCAATTTATTAGATTATATGTTTTACACCAATATACAAATAATCTTCCTTTACCAACTATTAATGAAACTTTTATTTTGTATTGTATCAAATCTTTAGGCACTCGTGATAATAGAGGTAAAAAAGGAAAAGATACCGAACTTTTAGAAGTCTTGGAAACATTTTATCAAAAGGAATACCAACCTTTATTGGACCATCAAAAAACTAATCTTAAAAATACTACTTTTTTACTACCTTATTTAGCAACACAAATCCATACTTCATTGAATAATAATTTACAAGAACATTTCATTCAACATTTTTTGAGATTTATTAACAAAACTACAAATGAAATAACTGAAGATAAATCAACTCTATTTCAATTCAAAAAACATTTATTTGATTTAACCGAAACAGATACAATTTTCAATGAATGGAAAGAAATACATTTACCAAACATTCTTCCTAAAAATATCAAGAAATCAATCCATTATGATGTAAAAGTAAGACCTTTTGAATATTTGAAAGGTATGTTGTATATGAATTCTGTATTAGAAAAAATGGAAAGTAAATTATTTCAACCATTACCATTAAGAAATAATATTATTCCAAAACATATTATCCTGGATACTGCTACAATAATTAATCTTTTTTCACCAGAAAAAGATAAGGAAGGAAAGAAAACGAAAAAAGGTGAATTATTAAGTAATGTAAAAGATAATCAAACAGAAATATGGAATAATTTACTAGATACAAAAAATAAAATATTCAAAAATAAACATTATCAGTTTCATAACCAAATTCAAACAGATGGAATTTCTTGTTGTTTATTATTTATAAGAAAGGATTTGAAAGATAAAAAATGGGGTTCTAAAGTTCCTGTTTTACAAGAACAAGATTTTCATAACATAGAAGATTTATCCAAAGAACAATTAGAAACATTAAGAGAAAGAAATATTGTTGGTTGCGACCCTGGAAAGCGTTCATTAGTATATATGATGGATAAAAATGGTAAAAAATTACAATATACAGCACCACAAAGAAAAAGAGAAAGTAAAGCAAAATGTAATCAGCGAATTTTATTACTGGAAAGGAAACGAAATGGAATTATAGAAAAGGAAACACAATTATCCTTTAAAAATAGTAAATCAGTAGATTATGAAAAATTCAAATTATTTCTTGTAGAAAAAGATAAATTAAACAAGGAAACGACCGAATTTTACAAAAAAGAAACTTGGAGAAAAATGAAATTTAGACAATATAGTTATGGTAAGAAAAGTATTGATACATTCTTAAATAAAATAAAAGAAACATTTGGTGAAAATATTCTAATCGGTTATGGAAATTGGAGTAGGTCTTCTCAAATGAAACATTTTATGCCTACAATGAATAAAGGATTAAGGAAATTAATTCACAAGAAATATGATACAATAACCATAAATGAATGTAATACAAGTAAAAAATGTTGTGATTGTAATAAAGATTTAGAATATTACAAGGATAAGGAAGGAAAAAAGGTATTTCGTCTGTTAAAGTGTTCTGATTGCGTGAGTTGCGAAAACAAAAAAATCGTATTTAGAACACGAGATGCTAATTCCTCCATAAATATAATGAAACTAACTAGTTGTTGGATAGATAAACAAGAACGACCATTATGTTTCCAAATTTCGTCTTTCACTTCTTCAAGAATAAAACCAGAAGAAGAAAAAGTAAGACCATCGTAGGTGAAATTCCTACTATTGATTTTACGCTTTTTTATTTTTTTTGCCGTTAAAATCGGCGTTTGAAATGTAAAAAGGTGTAAATCCGCAAAGGTGTAAGAATTGATATACAGATTTTCCTGGTTTTGGCTCCACCTTTCTAAAAGGTGGAAGAACATGGATTACTAACCCCATAAGTAATACCATCCCAACTTACATTACAACGATTTGCCCAAGTGTATTTATTACATGTACTATTACTATTCGTACTACTAAAAGGTCCTACATTAAAATCCATCGATAAATGTTTTTCCCCTCCTTGTGGTTTACAAGTTCCTAAATCTTTCACATTAATGCATTTTTGCCCATTTCCAGAACCATCCACGACCCACCAATCAGGACAAGAAGAAACATTTGGAGGCCATGATAGTTTTTTAGAGTACATTAATGAAATTCCAATTACAAGTAAAGAAATAATTAAAATAACCACGGCGATCATTAAAACTATTTTTTGAAAACCTCCCATGAATTATATAAAAGAGATAGATTTTTTTTCTATTTCAGTAATATAGATATGAATACTTATAATGGAAGAGTCGATATAAAAACTCCAAGTACTTCAAAATTATTTACCATGTATGATAAAATACCTGCTCATCAATGTACAACTTTTAGGAATCCAACCGAAGGTTTATGGGATGATACAATGTTATCCAGTACTTTTTTCTCTCACGAAAATATTCAGCTAATCCAAAATGGTATTCGTGCAGGAGTATATAAGCGATCTAATGGTCAGTATGTGATTGGTGCACAAGATTGCGACGTATTAAAAGTCATCATGCGCAGTATTTTTTTGCAATATGCAGCCAATAAAAATCAACACATTTCAGAACAAGTTGATGCTCTAAATCAAATGGTTTTGAACTATTGTATTCAACAAGTTTATGGAGAAGCCCAAGGTTATTTGAAATATTTAGATGATGCGAGTACATTAGTAGTACCAATCGCACCACCTGTGATGGCGAATAATAGTGATCGCGAGCTTGAATTCAAAACATGGTTTTAATTTTTGTACATTTATTGGTACAAAGGTTTAAAAAATGTTAAAACTATTATACTTTATACATTTAGGTGTGTATATAATATGATTATTTATTTATTTATTTCAATTTTCAATATTTCATTTTATACTTTGTTTTTCAATATTTCATTTATACTTTGTTTATAATTTTCTTGATAATGGTTTTCTTTGTATTAACTTTTAATACAGTACCATAGGTAAGTCGCTCTCGCTGTTCCTTATATTCCAAATATTCTTCTTTTAGAACCTTCAATTCAGAAAGCCACATTTGATGAATGGTTGTCTTTTGTATTTGTTCAAGCTCAAACTTCTTATTTCCATGTTCTTTTAATAATCGATCTACATTTTCTTCAGTTACACTATCCATGGGCATTTTCGTCAAATATTTATATTCTCTATCTTCATCTAAAACATCATACTCTTTTGATTGTAATAAAGCAATCACTTCCTCCTTCTTTTTTTTGCGTAAATCAATGGTTCCTTGTAAATTTTCTTCTACAAATCTTGCTTTATTTGATAATAAAACTAAATCTTTTTCCAAATGATGAATTAATGATTCTTTTCTGGTCTGATACATAGCTAAGCGAGTTTCAAAATAATCATCCATGATTTGTTCTACTTTGTCGTATTTTTTCAATTTATCTTGAGCATTGAATAAATGCATATTTGTTGTGCTTTGTGTAGTATACAATTTCAATAATTTTTCTACTCCATTACATTCATAATCTCCTTTTACCTGTTCGAATTCGTCTAATTTACCTTTTTGGAAATAAATGGTGAAATCAATGGTTGTATCTTTACTCATGTCTTCATAATCTTTAAGAGAACTTTGTATTTTCTTTCCGTCCTTATCATTTCCAGGATCAATTAATTTTTCTAAATGTTCTTTAAAATCATCTGTCCAATAACCCACAGGTAATTCCGTAACACGTATTTTGTCTTGTCCCAGTTTTTCATATTTACCTTTGATTAAATATCGGCCTTCACTAATCGTTTGAACAGTTCCTTTAAATCCTTCATAATAAGGAATAAATTCTATTACATGTTTCGATTCATTGGATTCCTTTGTTGAATCTTGTTGTATAAGAAGTTTCGATTCCAAATAACGAATAATATCAAGTGGATGATAAGAAGCGATATCTGTACTGAAACCTGTCCCAATTCCTTTTGATCCATTGACTAATACCATAGGAATAATTGGAGCATAAAAGATTGGTTCTACAGGTATTCCATCATCATCTAAATATTTCAAAATCGCATCATCTGCTTGTGGGAAAATGGTTCGTGTAATCTTATTTAAATAAGTAAAGATATATCTCTCCGAAGCACTATCATCACCACCTTGTAATCTTGTCCCGAACTGTCCGGAAGGCACTAATAAATTAATATTATTCGATCCAACATAATTCTGCGCCATACCTTTAATTGCTTGATTTAAACTAGCTTCGCCATGATGATAACATGATTGTTCAGAAACATAACCACTAAATTGTGCAACTTTGATTTCAGTAGTCAAGTTTTTCTTAAATGCAGCATACAATATTTTACGTAAACTGATTTTCAAACCATCCATTAAATTCGGAATACTACGATCACAATCATATTTGGAAAAATGAATAAGTTCTTTATTAATGAAATCTTCGTAAGCAACGGTTGGTTTATTGGTATCTAAATAAGATTCACGTGAGTAATCCTTTTCCAACCAAACTTTACGATCGTCTGCGCGTTTTTTATTAAACACCATATCAATGGAATCATCACTTGTTTTCCCGCGATGTTCAAACCCCACCATTTTTTTCTGTTCAAAATATTCACGAAATTCTTTCCCTGTACTGGTTCCTAAACCTTTGTAATATTTGATTTTCCATCCTTTTGTGTTATTCTCATCATTATTTTTCCAGGCTTCATATTCACCTTCATTATAAAACATGATTTCTTGGGTTCCTTTTCGTGCTTTTAAAATCGGTGTATTCATAAAACCAATAAATTCAGGAATTTCACAAAGACTTGGCCACTCCGATTGAAATAAATTGATTCCTAATCCTTTGATATGACTACCATCTAAATCTTGATCCGTCATAAATAAAACTTTACCATAACGCAAATTTTTAGATACTTGTTCCATATTCGTGTATTCTTTTCCAGTTTCTAAACCTAAAATCTTTTTAATTTCTGTGATTTCTTTATTTTCTGCGATTTTTTTCACACTTTCACCACGAACATTCAGAATCTTACCTTTCATTGGATATACACCAATTATATTACGGTCTTCCGAACTTAAACCTGAAATAATACCTGCTTTGGCTGAATCACCTTCACAAAAGATAATCATACAATCTTTGGATTTTTCAGTTCCAGCCCAATTTGCATCCGTCAATTTTGGAATTCCACGAATATTCTTGGATTTACTTCCATCTGTTTTTTTCGCGGCTTTATTCTCTTTGACTTCTGTTAGTGCACATGCTGCATCCATAACCCCCATTTTTGCAATTTTCTCAATAAATTTATCAGTTACTTCACATTTAGATCCAAATTTAGAACTAGGAGTATTCATGAAATCTTTGGTTTGACTATCGAATGCTGGGTTTTCAATATCACATCGTATAAAGAGAATCAATTGTTCCTTAATACTATTCGGATTTACTTTGGTTTTTTTCTTTTTCTCTATATATTCTACTAATTTACGTGTAATTTGATTTAAAATATATTCGACATGCTTACCTCCTTTATTTGTATGAATACCATTTACAAATGAAATTTGCATAAATTCATTGCTTGGTGTAAGAGCGACTGCATATTCCCAGCGTTCACCATTCTCTTCATAGACACGTGGTGCCGAACTTTTCTCTCCAATATACATGTCGATATATTGTTGAAAATTTTTCACAGGAATGAGTGCGCCATTATATTTCACTTTGATTTCTTTATCTGTAAGTGCAGCTACATCATAAATGCGTTTTTTAAATAAAGATATTAAATCAGGTGATAATCCTTCGATTCCAAGGCGCTCATAATCTGGTTTAAAAGTGATTTTTGTATAAGGTTTTGACTTTGTACATTTTGTAATTTTCGGTTTTTCAATGTGATCTAAATTTGTTTTGAATTCTTGAAAATATTTAAGACCACGTACATGATCAACTGTTTCAACTGAACCATAAGTCGACCAAATAAGAACTAATTTGAATCCAAATCCATTTTTTCCACCAACAATTTTTTTTTCTGTTTTATCATAATTGGTAGAAGTACGTAAATGTCCAAAAATCATTTCAGGAATCCAAATCTTATATTCTGGATGTTCAGCAACATCGATTCCATTACCATCATTCATCATCACAATCGTTCCATCGTCTTGAATAGAAATATCAATGTAAGATACTGGGAGGGAATTTGCTGCGCCAGAAGCAATGGCTTGTTGCATACGAATTACATGATCACGACAATTGACGATTCCTTCATCAAAAAGTTTAAATAAACCTGGGATATTATGAATTTTTTTTTCAATCATTTTATTACCTGTTTCGTTTAAAATCCATAAATCAGTTTCAACATTTTCGATGGATCCGATATAAGTATCTGGATTATCTAGAATATGTTGCTTATCTGTTTTTTGTTGATATTTGTGAGCTAAATTTTCTTGTGAGTTTTGCATGTTTACTTTATTAATATCATTATTTCTATTTAAATGATTTCATTTTTTTTTATAAAAATTTGTTCATGGAGTGAAAATGAATAAAAGGGAAAAATAAAACAATCTTATATTATATATTATAGCAATGGAATATCATAAAAAAAATGGTCCACTCTTACGTTATCCACAACTAATTAATTATAATCCTTATTTAGATGGTGAGCGATGTAATTGTATTAAGATCGAAAAGTATTTATTTGGTTCACAATCATCCGATGATATTTTACCTTATCCTGAAAGAATTTCAAAAATTATTTTAACAAGTTTAGGAGGAAGGATTCATTATGGTAATTTTTATTTGGGTCAGCCTGTAACTACAAATTATTTAGGTCGAATTGAAGGTCAACCAGGAGGAGGCGGTAAACCCATTCGTAATCGTTTTTAATAATATTTGATTCCATTTAGAAAATAATATTTTCTCCCATAATTTTATAATGACTCGTTTTACAAAAACCGAAAGTGGTAAATATGTTGTACAAGGACATACTTATGAAATGTTAGTGGGTACACGTGCTCAAGTGTGGCACGGCACCGCCTTTAAAACCAATGGTGGATTAAGTAAAAAAGATTTAATCCAAAATAAAGCAGGACGTATTGTTTCCAAAGCAAAGCATTCTACTGCTAAGAAAGAAATGCGTTTGGTCAAAGCTGGTTATGGTACCAAGAAAGGTAAATTCGGTTTTGTGAAATTATCTGGTAAAAGTAGAAAAATGAAAGGTGGTATGTATAATGTAGCAAAAGCAGGAGTTATTTCCAATAATGTTAATGGAAATGTACAACATCCGGTTGCTGCAGTTGGAGCTGTAAGAAGAGGCGGATCTAAACGAAGTGTTAGAAGAGGAAGAGGAAGAAGAGGAGGTATGGTAAATTTACCTTTAAGCCCTTCTTATTATGATGGTAAAGGTGTAGGAACAAGTGGTGTAGCACTTCAATTTATTGCTGGTCAAGGTAATTAAAATTGAAGAAAAACTAGAAAAAAATAAATAATAAATAATAAATTCATTATTTGATAAATTTATTATTTTTGATAATTTACATTAAATTAGAGATTCTCAAGTATGGTTACATATTTCGTAAAATCTACATAATAATCATATTTATTAATGGTTTCAATCGCTTCATCTGGTATTTGAAATTTTTCTTTGAAAGTAATACAAGCAACACCTCGATAGTTCTCATGATAAAAATAACAAACATTTATACGATCCATGTAATGTAACAAAATATAATAAACCGCTTTCCATACATCTCCGGTCCATGCTTCGCCGTATTTTAAGATTCCTTTTTCATAGTAATGTTTTTTAGGTATTTTACATTGTTCGTCATAAGTTAATGGTATTATATCATCCAGAAAAATTTTACCACCCTCTTTCAAAATTTGAATACTATTATTGATATCTTTTACAACATATTCTATTTGATGCATTCCATCAATAAAAATCACATCTTTCGTTGTATTATTTCCAATAAAATAATCATCCGATGTTTTTAATACCAAGGTTGAATCACTGAATTTTGGATCTGGATCAACTCCTTCTTTATTTTTAAAATGAACACGTGAATAAGTAAATCCTGTTTCAACCCCAATTTCCAAATAATCATCCGTTGGTTTTGTTAAAGAATTAATCGCTTCAAATCGTTCACTGTATTCTGTATTGTATTTTATTTTTTTAACATTATTATTTATAATTTCATAATCCTTTGTAGATCGATACATATACATAAAATAATTTTCAAGTTCTTCTTCTGGTGCATCTTTCAGTGCATAACATTTAAATCGATGTAACTGATAATATTCCAATTTCCACCAAACATATTTTATAGACGCCTTATTTTCTAGTAAAATAAAATCATTTTTAAAGTTTTTGTATAATTCTTTCACTTTATCTATATTATTAATTAAACTATCAATCCCAATAAGACAATATTGCATATCATGATCATTATTAATGACTAAATTACAATAATTATGTTGAAAATTTTCTCTTTTCCATAATTGTGAATATTCATGCATATATTTTTCATCTTCATAAGCATTCATTTCCTTCATTTTTTCATTGATTTTCAATTTATCATAAAAAATAGGTGTAATGTATTGTGGAGCAATTCGATTGATTTCTGAATTACGAATCAGTGAAAAATTATTATTCGATTGATTCATATATTGGATATATCCTAATTTATATATTTTAGCCATTTTTGTTTTAAGTGCAGTTCTCAATAAAATTTCATAATCATCACAAATTGGTAAAAATTCACTGTAATTTCCACATTCCATCAAAACATCTTTTCTCCATATTCTTGGATGATTTGGGCAAGATACTAAATGGGTTAATGTAACATTATTAATATTTGGTGTATTACTAACATAAACCCATTTATTATTATATTTTTCACAATAATAATTCGCATAACCTTTTCCAAAAAAATCACCATAGGAAAAATTCTCTCCATTTTCATAAATATTGATATAATTCATATAAATAAATCCAACATCTTTATTTTCTTCAAAACATTTTACACTATCACTTAATGTAGTAGGTAATAATTCATCATCATGATCTAATTCAAGTAGATATTCACCACGACATAAAGATACTGCTTCATTTTTAACATTTCCAATATTTCCACTATTTTCGGATCTTTTATACAAGCGAACACGATAGTCATTTTTTGTTAGATCTTTTAAAAATGGAAAATGTTTATCATCTGGTGAATCATCTAGAATCACCCATTCCCAATCTAAAAAAAGTTGGTTTTTTAAACTTTGATAACAACGAACTATTTTTTCATATGAATTATACGTAGTAGTAAAAAGCGAAAAAACAGTGCGAACTGCGATTCTTGATTTTAAACAATTATCAATAAAACAATAATTTACAGAACGATTGAAAACCTCTAAGGAATCTAATGAAGTAATACTTTGAAAATGTATCCATCTCATACGCATACGATCAGCGATAATAGAATTTACTTGTCCAATATATTCTTTTTCTTCGTCTCCATAAGTAACAAGTATTTGGTAATTTGAATCAAATAAATAATTTAAACCTTCTTTATTGTTGATAATATAAATGGAACAATTTAATTTATCTTTATTCAATAATAAATAAGAATCGATTGCGGAATATTTATCGAATCTGAAAAAAACGACAAAAGGATATTTTTTTGTTTCAATTTTTGTTACACAAAGTTCTTTACTCATTTTAATATAAGTTATTACTATTTTTTTATATTATTATTTTTATCATATTATAGTATATTATAATGAAAATTAACTTACGATATTTACCTAAAAAGTTAACGAAGAAAGATAAAAAAAAACAAGTGAATATGCTTTTAAAATCACGAAAAATGTATAAAAAAGGGAATTATTATACTAGAAAAAAGGTTTCTTCGTTTCAAAGTAAAAAATCACATTTTATAACAGAAGCTCAAAAAATGTATCATGTTCCATCGATTGATGCGAATGCAGAATTAGCCAAAGCAACCAAATGTAGTAAAGAAGCACTGGCTGAAATTATTCGAAAAGGTGAAGGTGCGTATTATTCTTCTGGATCTCGTCCAAATCAAACCGCACAATCATGGGGAAAAGCACGATTAGCAAGCGCTATTACTGGTGGAAAAGCAGCAGCAGTTGATTACTTGATTTTAGAAAAAGGATGTTCTAGGAATAGTCGAGCTTTGCGATTAGCTAAAGTAGCGAAAAAAAAACATGGACACGGGACAAGAAGAGTGCGAAAGGTGGAAACAAATTAAAAATGTGGAAACCGGAGGTTTTTTGGCTTCACTTTTTATAACTTTGTAAAAAGGTGGAATGGAATACTTTTATACCAAAGGTCTTTTACTTCACTTTTTATACCGGAGGTTTTGGCTCCACCTTTATAAAAGGTGGAAAGAATAAATATTTTAAAATCATAACTATTTAAAGATTAAAACAAAAAAATAAATATAATGTCTCAATTTCTAGAAAAGTCAGTAAAAAACGCATATGAATCAAATAATAATAATGTATTAACTATTAAAACTGTTCAAATTAATCCTTTTCGAACATTAATGACTGCTTTAAAAGATATTTTGTTAGAAACAAATATTTCATTTCAACCAGATGGAATACGTATTATTAATATGGATAAATCTCATACCATTTTAGCTCATCTTTATTTAGCTGCGCAAAATTTTGAGTTTTATGAATGTAAAAAAGAAAAAATTATTATCGGAGTCAATATGTTCCATCTTTTTAAATTAATTAACTCGATTGATAATGATGATACACTTACCATGTATATTGAAAATAATGATTATGTGGATGGTATTGTATCTCATTTAGCTTTAAAATTTGAAAATGGAAATATTAAACAATGTAAAACGCAAAAATTGAAATTAATTGAACCTGAACAAGACGAACTTTCTTATCCAGACGTTAAATTTTCTTCGATTATTAATTTACCTTCGGGAGATTTTCAGAAAATCATTCGAGATTTATCTTGTATTTCTGAAAAATTGGAAATCAAATCAGTAGGTAATGAATTAATTTTTAAGTGTTCTGGACAATTTGCATCTGCTGAAGTACATCGTGCAGAATCAGATGGCGGTATGGAATTTAAAGTAAAACAAGATTCAAGCAAGGTTATTCAAGGTGAATTTTCATTGAAAAATTTAGGATATTTTATTAAATGTACAAATTTATGCCCTCAAATTGAGATATATTTAGAGAATGATTTACCTTTAGTAGTAAAATATGATGTAGCTAGTTTAGGATCTATTCGTCTTTGTCTAGCTGCTTTACCTGCATCTTAGTATTATAATTGTTTATTATCATTAAATAAATTTATTTAATAATTTTATTTAATATTGTTATTTAACAAATTTTTATAGTTAATTTTTTATAGTAAAATAATATTTGTATTATTATATATGGCGTCGAATTACAGTCAATACTTAGCTAATCGCCAGTCATGCACTAGACCAACGATAATTAACTGTGGTAATGGTGGTCAGGGGGCTCAAGGTGCTCGTGGTGCTCAAGGTGCTCAAGGAAATGATGGTATTGCTTCTAATACAGGTGCAACAGGACCTCAAGGAAATACTGGTTCTCAAGGAAATACTGGTTCTCAAGGAAATGATGGTATTGCTTCTAATACAGGTGCAACAGGTAGTCAAGGAAATGCTGGTTCTCAAGGATCAACTGGTCATACTGGTCCTGGTATACAAATTAATGGCTCCAATACAGGTTTTATCTTATTAAATAATCCTGCTGGAAGTTCGGATGTTTATTATAATTCTGCTTTACAACTAGTAGATAATTCAACTATTCAAATTACTGCTGATCTTATACCGTCAGAAGATAATGTTTATAATTTAGGTTCTACTGGTAAAAGATGGAAATCAGTGTTTGTAGGTCAAAATACTATTTATGTAGGACCTAATAATGTACCAATAGGTAGTTTTACAAATAGTGCAACAGGTGGTTATATAACTGCTCCGAATGTTTTTATAGATACACTTGCTTTTCCATTACCACAACCAGCACCTACAGGAGCAACTGGATTTCCAGACGGTAGTTATATTGTGATCTCTCCTGGATTTGATTTACCACCTTTACCACCTAATACAGCAGAACTAGGTATTCAGATATTTGGTCCTAGTGGAGATGAATTAACACCTCAATATTCATTAGTTCCTCCAAATACGAATACTGGATCTAATACTACTGGTTACACTGGTCCTCAAGGTTCTCAAGGTCCTACAGGAATTATTGGTTTAACTGGTTACACAGGTCCACAAGGAACTTTTGGATTAACTGGAACGTATTATTCGGATTATATTTTTTGGAATACAAATACTAATTCATTTCAGGTTGATTCATCTGGACAGGTTCATATTGGTTCAAATGCTGGCTTTACAGGACAAAGTAGTG